TGGGCCGCGACTCGCAGCTTTTGACTAGTTTTTGAACATTTTCCGACTTGCCGATTTGGCTTATTGAGAATCAATAAGGTTTTAGGCTCTCTCTAATTTCTCTAGATATGACGCTATATATGGGGAGAGTGTCAAAACAGGCTTACGGTTGACACGGCTGTGACAGTGGACTACTTTTTTCTTATGATCCCTTGACGTTAAAGGCTTTCCAGCGTGGCAATTGCAACACCAAGCAAAATCGAAATGTGGCCAGTGGCTCGGCTTATTCCTTATGAGCACAACGCCCGCACTCATCCGCCCGAGCAAGTGGAGAAAGTAGCGGCCTCGATTGTTACTTATGGATTCAATGCACCGATATTGATTGATTCAAAAGATGGAATTATTGCGGGACATTGCCGCCTAATGGCTGCAAAACAACTCAATTTAAAAGAAGTTCCAGTGATAAAGCTTGATCATTTAACAGAAAAGAAAAAGCGAGCTTATATCTTGGCGGACAATAAATTGTCAGAGCTTGGCGGTTGGGATGAAAACGCCTTGAACTATGAACTGGAATTGTTGAAAGATTGGCAGATAGATATGACTGAGCTTGGCTTTGATGATTCCCAGTTGGACGTTGTTATGGAGGAACTAGATGAACATTTTGAAGATCAAGACGAGATTGAAAAAGATGGTGGAGGTAGTCTTTGCGTATGCCCGAAATGTGGACATGAATTCGAGAGCTCTTAAAGATGGGAGTATCAATTCGACAATATGCAAAAGAGCGGGGCTGTTCTCATGAGGCAGTACGTCGAGCAATTGCGGCGGGCCGATTAAAAAAAGCAGTCAAAAAAAAAGGGCGGAACTATGACATAGATATTTCAAAAGCGAATGAAGAATGGGAGTTAAACACAGACGACACAAAACAAAATAATATGGGACCACAAACGACAATCAAGAGTCCCTCTTTAACTCAAGCTAGAGCGGTGAGAGAAATGTATGCGGCGAGATTAACTCAATTAGAATTTGAAGAAAAGAGCGGGCTACTTTGCAAGGTGGCGGACGTTAAGTTGGAATATTTTCAAAAGACAAGAATTGCTAGAGATTCGTTGTTGAATGTTCCAGTCCGAGTTGTTTCGGAATTAGGTGGATTGGTGGGAGATATTACAGACCAACAACGGCACGATATTTTGCAGCTATTGACTAAAGAAGTGAACTCAGCTTTGGAGCAACTAGCGGAGGAAGATGATGGTACTAGCTAAAGGAAAACAAGTTTTAAGGGAGGCATGGACTGAAGGTTTTAAACCTGATCCATTACTTACGGTTTCTGAGTGGAGTCAAAAATTCCGATACCTTTCAACGAAGGCTTCAGCAGAGCCCGGGTTGTGGAGAAACTCGAGGACGCCGTATCTCGTCTCGATAATGGATTCGCTATCTCCGAGTAGCTCTTGTGAAAAAGTTGTATTCATGAAAGGAGCTCAGATTGGCGGGACCGAATGTCTGAATAATTTTGTTGGAGCTTGCATCGATAATTTTCCCGGTCCATTTCTTTTGGTGAATCCAACTCAAGACATGGCCAAGAGAAATTCAAAAACAAGAATTGCTCCATTAATCGAAGAATGTCCACAGCTCAGGAGCAAAGTTCGAGAGGCTAAAAGTAGAGACTCAGGAAACAGCATTCTCCAGAAAGAATTTTTAGGAGGCATCCTCGTCATGGTCGGGGCCAACTCGGCCAGTGGCCTCAGGTCCATGCCAGCGAAATATTTGGGGCTTGATGAATGCGACGCCTACCCGGGCGACCTAGAAGGTGAGGGCTGCCCATGCCAATTGGCCGAGGCAAGAACTCGAACATTTAGTAAGAGAAAAATTTTCTATTGTTCAACTCCAACCTTTGCGGGTAGATCGAGGATTGAGCGGGAATACCTTGAATCAAATATGTCTTTGTATCACGTACCTTGTCCGAACTGTGGGGAATATATTCCGATTGAGTGGGAGTCTTTGCGATGGGACAAAAACTTGGAATGGGTGAAATGTGCGTGTCCAGAATGCGGTGAGTTATTCGACGAGCATCACAAGGCAAAGATTTTGGGCGAAGGAAAATGGATTGCAAGAAACCCAGAATCAAAAGTCCATGGCTATCAGCTCTCGTCTTTGTATTCTCCTTTGGGTTGGTTCAGTTGGACCCAAGCGGTCAAGATGCACTTGAATTCAAAATCGGATGAAGAAAAAAAAGTTTTTACAAATACAGTTTTAGGTCGAACTTTTGCGGATGCTGCTGACGTTCCAGAGTGGGAAGAGTTATATAACCGCCGAGAAAATTATCAGATCGGAACGATACCAGATAAAAAAATTGCTGTTCTAGTTGCTGGGGCCGACGTACAAAAAGACAGGATTGAAATGGAGGTTGTGGGCTTCTGTCCCAACATGGAAAGTTATTCGATAGATCATCAAGTTATTTATGGAAACACCGCAGAGGATGAGGTTTGGGGTGAATTATCAAAACGGATTAGATATATCTATCCGACAAGTTGTGATGGAAAGGACATGGCCATTCGCATGGTTGCTATTGACTCAGGATTTAGAACTCAGGAAGTTTATAGATGGGTGAGGGGAGAGAATCAATCTCAGGTTATTTGCATAAAAGGAAGGGAAACCCAATCCACAGTCATCGGCCCCTCATCATCTGTAGACGTAACGAGACGAGGGAAGACGTGGAAAGCAGGGGTGAGGGTTTGGCCTGTCGGAACGTCAGTTACTAAGTCGGAATTGTATGGTTGGTTGAAAAGAAAAAAACCATTGGATGAAGATGACGAGTTGCCATTTGGTTGGGCTCACTTTCCAGAATGGCCCGAGGAGTATTTCAAACAGTTATGTGCCGAGCAATTAGTAACTAGAGTCGTAAGAGGATACCAAAAATTTCAATGGGAAAAAATCCGTGACAGAAACGAGATTCTTGACTTGCGGGTTTATGCTCGCTCCTGTGTTACTGCTCTTGGTTGCGACCGTTGGGATGAAAAACGATGGCTCAAAGAGTCCAGCAAAGTAAATCCAATTACAGAAAAAAAAGCACCAAGTTCTGAAAAAGGTTTAAAGAGACGTAGAGGATCTTTCTTAAAGCGTTAGACTATAAAGAGTTAGAGGTTCGGTGTGGCTTCATCTTTATTTACACAGGCGGGATTGGATGCACTTGAGGAGAATATTGCAGCGGGACATTTAGAGGTTGAATATGACAATAAAAGAGTTAGGTATAGAACTTTGTCTGAGATGATGCAAATTAGAGATCTAATTAAAAGACGTCTTGGAGGCAAGACCACTCGTCGAGTTGTTCAATACTCAAACGGAATCAAATGACAAAGACACCTTCACAAAATGCGGTTGATAAATTAATTGGCGTTGTTCATCCGTCGGAGGCTTTGAAACGTCAAAAAGCTCGGATGGCTTTGCATCAACTCAGAAGATTTGATGGAGCTGGAGGCGGACGTCGGACCGATGGTTGGACCACTGCCACTTCATCCAGTGCTGATGCTGTTAATGGTCCAGACCTTGCAAAGATGCGAGATCGGTCTAGAGATTTAACAAGAAATAGTCCTTATGCTTCAAGAGCTGTTTCGACTATTTGTTCTAATACTGTTGGAACTGGAATTCTTCCTCGGATCAGTAGCGGGCGTTCAAAGGTTAGACAACGCAAAATTACAGAGCTCTTTAATGAATGGGCAACCGATCCAAGTCAAATCGATTGGGAGTCAAGAAATGATTTTTATGGTTTGCAAAATTTAGTTCTTAGAACTGTTGTTGAAAGTGGTGAGTGTTTGATTCGTCGTCGAACAGTTTTAGATAATGAAACTATTCCTCTAAGGTTGCAAATTCTGGAACCAGATTTCTTGGATACTGGGAGAGATGGTTCTATTGCCACGGGTTACATAAAGCAAGGCATCGAATTTAATCGGGAAGGTCAAAGGGTTGCATATTGGGTTTTTGAATCTCATCCGGGTGATTCTTCTATCTCATCAATTAGTGGATTAGGAAAATCAAATCGAATTGATGCAAAAGAAATATTGCATGTCTATCGACAAGAAAGGCCGGGAGCTAGTCGTGGAATTCCTTGGTCGCATTCTGTGATTATTAAGTTGAGAGATTTTGAAGATTATTCCGACGCTCAATTGTTAAAACAAAAAATCTCAGCTTGTTTCGCTGGTTTTGTTGTTGAGCCAGAAAGTCCAGACGCTGCTTTGGAAGGTGATTTAATTGAGTCTTTAGAGCCCGGTTTGCTTGAAGTCTTACCACCGGGAAAAGATATTAAATTTGCAAATCCTCCAAGTACGGCGGAATATGAAAAATTTACTCGTTCGATTCTTTTGCAGATTGCCAGCGGTTATGGAATAACTTATGAATCATTGACCTCCGATTTGTCAGCTACGAATTTTTCATCCGCCCGCCTTGGTTGGTTGGAGTTCTATCGAAATATTGAAACTTGGCGATGGCAAATGTTGATTCCGCAATTTTTAACTCCTACATGGAAATGGTTTAAAAATGCGGCGGAAATAGGAGGGGTTCAAGTTGGAGATTCTAAGATAGAATGGACGCCACCTCGTCGAGAATTAATCGATCCGACAAATGAAATAGAAGCAACAATAAAACAAGTAAGGGCTGGATTGCTCTCATTGCCGAAAGCTTTGAGACAATTCGGGTATGATCCTGAGGAGATCATGGCCGAGATCGGCGAGAGCAACGACAGGCTAGACGCCTTGAAATTGATTCTCGATTCTGATCCAAGGCAGACGGCTCACAATGGGGCAACCCAAAAAGCCGAATCTTCTGAGGACTCGCCTACTGAAGAATCTCAAATTAATTGATATTATCTTTCTGTAGGCGATAACATGAAAACGCAACCCAACAAAAACTCCATGGATGATCTCTTATTCACAAGAGGTCAATTCACTCCAGCTACTTATAACGCTGATGAGAGAACCGTCGAGCTAATTTGGAGCACTGGAGCACCTGTTCAACGTCGGGGCTTATCTGGCCCTTTCATTGAGGAGCTAGATATGTCACCATCTTCAATAAGGATGGACCGACTTAATAGCGGAGCCCCACTCTTAAATTCTCATCGATCAGGCGATCTTTCCGACGTTTTAGGCGTAGTGACAAGGGCGTGGATTGATGAGAAAAAAAACGAGGGTCGGGCACTTGTCCAGTTTTCAGCTAGGGAGGAAGTCTCTTCCATAATTTCGGATGTTCAAACTGGGGTGTTGAGAAACATCTCTGTTGGATATGCGACCCATTCAGTTGAAAAGCGATCCAATGAGGACACAGAAATTCCAGTTTTAAGGGCTACCGATTGGGAGCCCATGGAAATTTCATTGGTCCCAGTTGGGGCTGATCCAGCCTCACAAATCAGAGCTGAAGAAGCTCTATCTAAAAACCTAATTGACTTAAACAATCAGGAAGCCAACATGGAACAACAAAGCGAACAGAGGGAGGAGGCAACAGTAGTGGCAACACCTGTAGTCGAATCTACTCGTATTTCTGCGGATGAAGTTCAGGCTGCCATTGCATCTGAGAGAACAAGATCTAACAAGATCCGCTCCTCTGTTCGTGCCGCTGGCTTGCCCGATAAACTCGCAGATGAATTATCCGAAAGCGGTGTAGATTTTGCAACCGCTTCAGAAAGAATTTTTGATGCCTTGCGTCAGAAAGAAGAAAAAGCACCAACTACTCAGCATGTCGAGGTAACAACTGGACATAATGAGAAAAGATATGAGTGCATGGGTGCAGCTCTTGAAGCTCGCACAGGCGCGGGTGAATGGACAGACGCAGCAAAAGAGTATAGGGGTTCTTCACTTCTAGACCTTGCTAAAGAAGCACTTGTTTTAAAAGGTGAATCCGTCCGAGGTATGGATGGAATGGAAGTGTCTCAACGTGCATTACATAGCACTTCAGATTTTCCATTGCTTCTTTCAAACACTGCAAATAAATCTTTAGTTGCTGCTTATGACGCAGCCCCTCAAACTTTCCGTCCATTGGTTCGGACTGTTTCAG